GGGCGTCTGGCGTGAGGGGGCGCTCTTCTTTGCCTTGGACACGGGCGGTAACAGTGGGGTAGCCTTTGCGGCCAGCGCTGGGGCGTGCCTGGTCGACAGCGTGACGCTGATGCAGGGGGCGCTGCCGATTAAACGCAGTGCGATTGCCGCAGCCGTCGCGGCCCGTATGACCAGCCTGGTGACCGATGCCAGCCTCAGCGCCACCGCCAGCGCCACGGGGCCCGAGGGCGACTATAGCGCGCCGATTGACGAGGCGCTGCGCGCCCTGGGCGCCGTCAATGGCTGGGGCGATCCGGACGTGACGCGGCTTGACGGGGCGAAGATCAACGATACGATCGACGCCGCACAGAGTGCCCTGCTGACTCGGCTGCGGGCGACCTATGCGCTGGAGACCGATGTGGTGCTGGGGCCGCGGCGCGAGAGCCGCAGCCAGATTGCCGGCAGCATCGATGCCATGCTCGGCGGTGGGGTCGGGGGCCGTGGTGGTGGGCAACGCGTAACGACGGGCAAATTAACGAATGGAGATTGGAGACGATGAGTAACTGGATCAGTAACAATAAATCGATTGTCATCACCCTGATCGTCGCCGTCGCGGCGAGCATTATTGTGGCGCTATTCGTCGGCGCCGATCTGAGCTGGCTACCGCCGCTGCTGAAAGGGATCGTTGGGCAATGACCGCATACCGAAAGAAACCAGTTGTGATCGAGGCAGTGCAATTCACGGAAGAAACAAAGGATCAAGTATTTAACTTTGTGACTTGCAATAGGTGCGCTGCCCAGGATAGAAACGGAGACTCGGCACTAATGATTCAGACGCTAGAGGGCGATATGATGGCAAGTGTCGGGGATTGGGTGATTAGGGGGGTAAAGGGCGAATTTTACCCTTGTAAGCGTGAAATTTTTGAAAAAACCTACGAGCCTGTCGATAAGGAAGAGTTCTGATGACCGCGCGCTCGTTCTGCACGGTGACGGCCAGCACGAAACGCAGCGTCTCCGGCGACACGCCGACCGCTTACCTGGCTAGCCTGCTAATCACGCCGCTGTGGCCACTCTCTCCGGAGACGCGCAACACCCTGGCGCTCAACAGCCCACGTGAAGCCAAGGAGTGCTATCACGTGCCCGCGGCGGGTGGCTCGCTGCCTGATGTCAGCGAGGGTGATCGGCTGGTGGTTGCCGGCACCGAGTATCCTGTGCTCTATGCGGCCGAGTGGGCCGGCATCGACGCCGACGATATTCCGTGTCTGCACATCGTGGTCCAGGAGATCAAGCGTGCCTAATTTCACGATGAAAGTCACCCGGCAGCCGGGCCCAGGCGGTGGTCTCGCCGGCGCACCAGGTGCGGCGCGGGGCGGCATGCGCACGGCGCTGGCGTTGGCGGCTGGGTTGGTCCATCGCCATCTGATCGGGTTGGGGCGGGACCATCCGCCCATTAACGAGCAGGGCGTGCTGCCGGTCTGGACCGGGCGCCTCAAAAACAGTTTCTTTACGCCGCCGGTCCAAGGCCAGGGCAACAGTCTATTTAGTCAGGTGGTCAGCAATATCGAGTATGGTGCGCTCTCCAACAGTCGCCACGCTTTTATGGAGCGCACGGTGCGCGACACGCGCGGGCCGGCCAACAGTCTGGTCCGTAGCACGCTAGGGAATTCATTGCATGGCTAGTGAGCGACAGCAAATCAGGAAAGCAATCAAGACGTGGATTGGTGGTGCCATGGCCAGCTTCAAGGCCGGCTACGCCTACGAGACCAAGGACGCGGCCGGGCTGTCGCCGCTCTATACGGTGCATTCGGATGGCACCACGCCCTACGAAGACCGCGACCAGCACCGCCACGCGTTTATTGTCTCGCTCCTGGTCAAGCGCGTGCTTGACGGCAGTGCGGCCGAGGACGAGATCGACGATCTGTCAGCAGGCGTCATCCGTCTGCTGATGAGTGGCGGATCTGGCATCCTGTCGAGCATCCGTATCGACGAATCGTTTAGTGCGCTCAATTTTTCAAATATGGACTATCCGCTCATTGACGGCGTGCAATATCGCCGTGAGCGCATTCGTGTCATTGTTTAGTGTTTTAGGAGGACTTATGGCCACATTAGCAGTCGTAACACCCACCATCGCCGGCGCCACGTTTGCCGGCGCCACGGCCGCAGCGGGCGGGGACGTTTTCCCCAATAACGGCAAAACGTTTTTCTACATCAAAAACGGTGATGCCAGCTCGCATACGGTCACAATCACGCCGCAGAACACGCTGGGCGCCGGGTACACGATTAGCCCGATCGCCGTGGTCGTGACCGCCGGTGTCGAAAAAATCATTGGGCCGTTCGATCCGCAGTATTTCAACAACGGTAACGGCCAGGCCGTCGTCACCTATGACGCCGTGACCAGCGTCACGGTCAAGCCGGTTTCATTTTAGAGGAGAGTATTCATGAGTAGATTTGCAGGCAAGGATGTCACGCTCAAAGTGGACATCGCAGGTACCTACACGCTGATCGGGCAGATCCGTGATCTGAATCCGCCCAACTTGGAGCAGACGCCAATCGATGTCACCAACCGCGATGGCAGCGGCTGGATGGAGTTTATCGGCGGGCTCAAAAACGGCGGCGAGGTCACATTTGACATCGTCTACGATCCCGACCTGACCACGCACAGCGCCACGGCCAGCGGTGGCCTGATCACGCTCCTGACCGCAGGTGCGCTCAGTAATTTCCGCGTCACCTGGCCCGACCCAACGCCGGTAACGTTCACTTTTGCCGCGCTGGTGACCAAGTTTGCACCCAAGGCGCCGATCGCCGACCGATTGTCGGCTGATGTCACCCTCAAAGTTTCCAGCTCACTCACGGTCGCCTAAGGAGTTCTATGCCGATTTTAGGAATTGAAGCGCTCAGCGCCGCACCCCTGCGGCGCCAGGAAGTGCCACTGCCCGAATGGGGTGGCTCGGTACTGGTGCAAGAATTGACCTCCGAGCAGACCGATGCCGTGCGACGGCTGGCCGTGCTGGCCGTCGATCCGAAAACGAGTAAGGTCATGGATCCGGGCGCGCTCTATCGTTTCCAGCTGCGCCTGATCGCCGCCGGCTGGATCAATGCGGACGGCACGCGCGTCCTGCAAGACAACGAGATCGACAAGCTCAAAACGCTGGGCAATGCCGCCGTCGAGCGCATCGCCAGCGCGGTGAGAGAGATCAGCGGCATGGGCGATGACGCCGTGGCCGTGGCGGAAAAAAACTCAGAGAGCAGCCAGAGCAGCGATTCTGGCATTGCCTAGCGCTTGAGCTCCACTGCACGATAGCGGAGCTCAAGCGGCGCATGGGCAACGGCGAGTTCGCCGAGTGGTGGGCCTACTACAGCATTGAGCCCTTTGGCGAGTTGCGCTCAGATATCCGCCACGCTGCGCTGATGGCGCTGCTGGCCAACGTCAACCGCGACGCAAAACTTCGGCCGGAGCCGTGGACGATGGCCGAATTCCTACCTGACTATTGGCAGACGCCCGCAGAGCGCGACGAAGAAGCGCACAACCAGGCCATGCTGCAAAAGTTCCAGATGTTTGCGGCGCAGGTAAACAGAGATTATGGCATCAATCGAGACGCTGGCGATCAGGTTGGTCGCTGACATCGCCGACTTTGAATCAAAAATGAATGCGGCTGACGGCAAGATCGATTCGTTTAGCAGCAAGATGCAAGCTGCCGGCAGCAAGATGGCAGGGTTTGGCGCGGGCCTGACCGCCGGCGTCACCGCGCCGATCGTCGGCATGGCCATCAAGGTCGCTGATGCTGCCAGCGACCTCAACGAGTCGATGAACAAGGTCGATGTCGTCTTTGGCGACTCAGCCGTCGCGGTCCAGAAGTGGGCCGATGGTAGCGCCAAGGCGTTCGGCCAGAGCAAGCAGGACGCCCTCGAGGGCGTGGGCACCTTCGGCAACCTCTTTACCGAGATGGGCATGGGCGTCGACAAGTCGGCTGATATGTCGCAGAGCCTGGTTGTGCTGGCGAGTGACCTGGCCAGCTTCAACAATATCGATCCGACCATTGCGCTCGAAAAACTGCGCGCCGGCATCACGGGCGAGACCGAACCGCTGCGCACGCTGGGCGTCAACCTGACCGCGGCCACCGTCGAGGCCAAGGCGATGCAAATGGGCCTTGTTGAGGCCTCGGTTGATATGGGCAAACTAAGCATCGCCACCGATCGGGTGGCGATTGCCCAGCAGAAAGCGGCTGAGGCGCTCGCTAAACACGGCGCCGAAAGCACACAGTACAAGTCGGCGGCATTGGCCGTCGAGACCGCGCAGCGCGGCGTCGAAAAGGCGATGGAGGGCAGCAAAGTTGAGCTCGATGCGGCGACCAAAGCGCAGGCCTCATACGCTCTGATCATGGAGCAGACGACGACGGCGCAGGGCGATTTTGCCCGCACCAGCGACGGCCTGGCCAACATGACGCGCATCGTCAAAGCGCAATTTGAGGATGCGGCCGCCAGCCTGGGCCAGCAACTGCTGCCCTACGCGCTCAAAGCCGTGCAGTATATTTCCGATCTGATTGCCCAGTTTCAGGGCTTGTCACCCGAGACGCAAAAATGGATCTTGATTATTGCTGGCGCCGCCGCGGCGATCGGGCCCGTGCTCGTAGTCCTGGGCACACTTATTAGCTCGATCGGCGCGATTATCGGTGCGTTTGCCGCTCTACCCGCAGTTGCCGCTGGGGCTGGGGCCGCCATCGCCGCCATCGCTGGGCCGATCGGCATTGTGCTGGCCATCCTGGGCGTGCTCTATCTGGCCTGGCAGAATGACTGGGGCGGCATTCGCCAGATCGCCGAGCAGGCATGGAATGCAATCAAGGCGGCCGCACCAGACGCCATGAATGCGGTTAAGGCCGCGGTCGAGACCGGCATGGCCGTGGTGAAGGGCATTTTTACCGCCGTCGGCGCTGCCCTGCGCGGCGACTGGCAAGGCGCTTGGAACGCAATTAAATCAACCACGGAAGCGGCCATTAACGGTGTACGATCGGTGATCAACAACGTCCTACGCGCCATCTCGACCGCGACCGGGGCCGATCTCTCGGCCATTCGTGCGCTGTTCGATGTGGCATTTACGGCCATCCAGACCGCAGTCCGGGTGGCGATGGACATTATCGCCGGCATCATCAAAGTGGCGGCCGCCCTGCTGCGCGGCGATTTTAGCGGTGCCTGGGAGGCCGTCAAACAGACGGTGGTCAACGTCGTCAACAGCATCAAAAACGCCTTCAACATTGACTGGGGTTCACTAGCGCGCGGCATCATCGACGGCATCGTGCGCGGCCTGAGCAATGGCGCGTCGGCGATTGCTGACGCGGCCAAAAATGCGGCCAACGCCGCGCTGAATGCCGCCAAGTCCGCCCTGGGCATTGCGTCGCCGTCCAAGGCGGGTGACGCCATTGGCGAAAACTTCACGCTGAGCATGAGCAGCGGCGCCAAGCGCGGCATCGCCAAATTATCCGCCGTGGTCCTGGGCGGTATCAACGGCGCCATCGGCGACATCAACCCACGCGTTAGCCTGGCCGGCGCCGGGGGCACAAGCGGAGGCAACAACGTGACGATCAATGTACCCATCGCCTTCTACGGCAATCCCGATCGCCGCGAGGTGGCAGCCGGCGTGGGCAGCGGGATCGATGACATTTTAGACGGCCTGCGCCGGGTAGGGTTGCGCTAATGCCATACCGATATACAACATTTGACGGCGTCAGTTTGCCTGCCTACCGACCCGAGGATGATCTGAGTGTGGGCTCCGTGCCCAGCAGCTTGCTCGACAGCCTGGGCGGCGTGTTTGACTACACGGGCGGCACACGCCGGCTACCGAAGCGCCACAGCATCGCCTACCGCGGCAAATACCTCGGCGACGCCAGCACACTCTGGGTTGACGAGACCGGCACCGAGATTGTCGACGAGGCCGGCAACAACATCAGCTTCGGCGCCGACTATATCGCCAATCTGCGCGAGCAGCGCGATAGCATCATGGTCAAGATCGGCGTGCATGGCCAGCTGATTCGCCGGCGCGAGGAAGATGGACTGGAGCAGTACAAGATGGCCCAGCTGCTCGATGCCAAATATGTGCGCACGGTTGAGGATGTCAACCGCGTCGCCAACATGGAAATCCTGCTGGAGGCGCCCGGCACGCCGTGGCGACGCACCACGGCGACGACGACGACGAGTAGCCTGTCTAGTGGCGCCAACAGCGAGGCTGTGACCGTCAGCGGCGCCGAGCAGGTGCGCGACGCCGTGATCACGATTACGGCCACCAGCAACATCACGGCCGTGTCGATCACGTTGGGCAGCCGCACTAGCTTTACATTTAGCGGCACAGTGCTGGCCGGCAATGACCTGGTGATCGACACTGGTGCGTTATCGGTCACCAATGACGCCGTCGATGCCTACGACGGCTTCGGTCTCAATATCCCGACGCACGTCATCGACGGCTGGCTGATTCTGGAGAGCGGCACCAATAACCTGACCGTCACCGTCACCGGTGGCCCGGGCAGCATTTCCATCGAGCACTATGATCAGTGGATGTAGAGGGGTAACCCGTGCAGTTTTACATTGACATCGAAGACGCCGCCGGCGTGCGCTATGGCCCAGGGCCGATTGTTAGCGCCGCCAACTGGATGAGCGAGAGCAACGTCGATCGGGCAGGCAGGTTTTCGTTTGCCATGCCGGCCGCCGATCCAAAGGCGCTCCTCGTCGAGAAAAAACGCTACGCCAGTTGCTACGCCATTCTGCCCGGCGGCGTGACCAAGCTGGGCCGCGGCATCATCGACCGCATTGCAACCGAGCCCGGCGCTGGTGGCGAGGTCAAACTAACTGTCGGCGGCGACAACCTGCTGCGCGAGCTCAACTGGCGCAGCGTGGAACTACTCGGGCTATTCAGTGGTACCAGTCCGATCACGCACGCCGCGGCCGTTACGGCCCTGTCCGCCTACCTGCCGGCTGGCTGGAGCGCTGTCGCCGCCGCGGCGCCGGGCAACAACGACATCTACTACACCTACGCCGGCGAGAGCGTGCTGGCCGCGGCCATCAAGCTGGCAGAATTGAGCCGCTGTCACGTCTGGATGTCGAGCGAGCGCACATTGACATTTAGTAATACCTGGCCATCGTCGGGCCTGCGCGCGATTGAGGCGCCATTCCGACCCAACCTGAACGATGCCAACACTTGTTTTATCGACAAGTTTGAGAAGGTTGAAGACACATACGACCTGATCACGCGCGTCCTGCCCTACGGCGGCGAGGTCATCGGCGGCACGGCCGGCCAGATTGTGACACTGGCCGACTGCACCAAGTCCGCCCCAGTCGGCTACACGCTGAGCACGGGCAGCAAGTACATCAAGCGCGACGCCGCCGAGGTCACCTACGGCCGCATCGAGTCATTCGAGAAATTTAGCGACATCAAAGCCAACAGCACGGCGACGGCCGACAAACAGGCGGCCGCCAACATGCTTTTTGATGCCGGCCTGCGTGAGATCCAGCAACGCAGCGACCCGACGCAATTCTTTTCGCTAAAACTGAATCACTGCGCGCAGGTAGTCCAGCCCTTTCGCACCATCCGCGCCGTTTTTCGCATGGTGGCCAACGGGCGCAACGTGGTCAACATCGACCAGGTGCTCTACGTGATGGGCAGCACAATCGAAGTCGATGCGAACGAGATTCGCACCACGGCGCTGGACGTGGCCACCGTCGACCGCTGGGCCGACACCAACGCGTCACCGATTGCCGAACTGATCATCAACAGTCTGAGGATTAACTAACATGCCAACCAAAACCATTCACGCCGCCAACCAGATCAACACCCCGGCCGTTGGTGATGAATTCCCGATCTGGCAGGTTTCCAGCGCCGCACAAAAGCGCATCACCGTGGCCGATGTGACCGCCTATCTTGGCGGCGCCATCGATCTCAGCGCCTACCTGCGGCGAGACGGCAGCGTGGCGCTGACCGGAGCGCTCGACGCCGGCGGCTTTGCCATCACCAACGTCGGCAACGTCGACGGGGTGGATGTGTCCGTCCTAAGCGCGGCGCACACGGCGCTCGATGCAGCGGCGCTCAAGAAGGACGGCAGCGTGGCGCTGACCGCCAACTGGGACATCGGGGCGAGCCGCAAGATTCTGGCTGAGAGGATTGAGGCGAGAAGTAATGCTGGGCTAAAGCTGTACGAGGATGGCGGGCTGGGCATTGATATTGTCGATAGCACGGGATTTGTCGGCATTGGCACCACTGTCCCGAACGGACGATTGACTGTCGTCCGTGGCGCAGCTGTAGCAGCCAATGAGGTGATCACAATCTCGTCCGGTGTCCAATCGGGCGTGGTCCACGGTGTAGGTGCAGGCAATTACCTGTCGTGGAGATTTGGAGACAATGGAAATTCTCCGAACGAGGTGGGCCGCATATCGGTCCACGAGGACACCGGCGGGCCCTGGGCAAACGCAATGGTTTTCACAACAGCAGATGGGAGTGCCACACTAACCGAACGATTTAGAGTTACTGGCGCTGGACTCGTAGGTATCGGTATCGCTACGCCCGACAGCAAGCTGCACGTTTGGAATGGCAGCGCGGGTACGGTCACCGCTAATGCTAGTGCTGCTGTCACCATAGAGGATGATGCCACCGTCTACCTGCAATTCCTATCACCAAGTGCTACTGATCAAGGCGTTATTTTTGGCGACCAGTTTGACGTTTTCAAAGGCGGTATAACCTATGCTCACAATGGAGATGGCTTATCATTGTGGTCAAATGGCTTCGCAAGAATGTATATTTCAAGTAGCGGAAACATCGCCATTGGTACAAGTCTAGCGGCTTCTGACAGTCTGATTCATATCTTCAATGCGACCGCAGGAACCGTAGCCGCCGCAACAAATACACTGCTTACGCTGGAAAATAACACCGATGCGGCAATAAACTTCCTGACGCCCAACACGGCGTCAGCGCACGTATACTTCGGTGATGCAGATGATAACGATGTTGGTTTTTTTAGATACAACCACTCAAATAATCAGATCATCTTTGGTACTAACGCTGCTGAACGAGTGAGCATCGATGGTAATGGTCGTATGGATCCAAAAGCAAATGGTACCCAGGATTTAGGTAACGGCGGTACACGTTGGCGTGAAATATTCGCCACCAATGGCACGATCAATACATCGAATCTTGACGAGAAACGAGGGGTTGAGCCGAGCAACCTGGGACTTGATTTCATCAGGGCGCTAGACCCCGTATCGTGGGTGTGGGCTGATCGTGATGAGCCAGCGATTACAGAGAAAGTGACTGTCAAGCGGGAAAAGATGCGTACCGTAACCAGAGAAGTGGTCGTAACCAAACTGGCACCCAGCGGCAAGCTCGTCCGCAAAAAGGTCGACCAGGAAGGAAAGGAGCCAGTTCTTGAGGCTATCCCCCTGTTTCACTCCAACGGGATGCCCATCATAGGGAAAGACGGGGCGCAGGAAGTCGAACTCATGCCGGTCTACGAGGAGGTCGAGGAGGATCGAGTGATTACGCCCGCCGTGAAACTGACTCACACTCGCCCGCACTACGGTCTAATTGCGCAGCAAGTTAA